AAAAGAAAAAGAAAAAAGAAATACATATATTTTGAATTTAAAGGGACAAATTGCATCCAACATTCGAGAAGTTCATTGCCTAATTTTTTCTCATATTATATTTTTTAATACATTATTTCATCAATTAAGTGAATTTGAAATCATTGGATTATTGAGTTGTTTTACAAATATAACTGTGCCAGATGATAAAAAACAATTGGTGCCAAATTCAGACAATGAATCATTAAATAATTTTATTTTAGAAATTGTGCAAAAATATAATGAATATGGAGATTTTGAAAAAATAAATGGAATATCATCGGATTGTGATGATGACATCAACTTTGATTTAATAAATTACATTATTGATTGGGCAAAGTGTGAAAATGATGTAGAATGTAAAGAAGTTCTGCAAAGATTGAGTTCGGAAAAAAATATATTTTCTGGAGAATTTATAAAATCAATTTTAAAAATAAATAATATTGTTGAAGAATTAAAAAAATGTTGTGAAATGATTGGTCTTGTTGATTTATATAATAAATTGGATGCAATACCAACATTAACCTTAAAATATATTGTAACAAATCAATCACTTTATGTCTAGAATATAAATAAGATTGAGTAAAAAATAAAAAATATTATTTATTTTATATAATGGAAAAAATAAATAATAATGAAGCTCCTTTAGAGAAAGATGATGAATCTAATATATCAGCAATGACATTACGCAATTTAAAAAATCAATTAGAAATTTATAAAATCGAAATGAATTATTTGCAAAATCGTATTCAAGGCATAGAGCGTGCGATTAAAAATTTAAAAAATGATTAATTAAAATAAACTTCCAAAAGCACTTCCTCCCATAGCATTGGCAGCCATAGGTTCCATCATCATCTCTCCCCCAGGGGTCGCCGCACCCACTAATGGTGTGTTATCAATTTGATACATTTGATTGAAATTAGGTTGTTGTTGGACTGGCAAATTACTTATTTGTGTTGTATCTAAACTTTGACTTATTGCTTGTTCATTTGCTTGTTGTTGTTGTTGTGTATTTTTCTTTTTTTTCTTTTTTTTATTATCGTCGTTTCCATTCCAAAAATCGACTACACGGTCTGCTAATATACTTATTTTTTCTCCGAGTTTAGTTTGCAAACTTAATAAAATTATGAGAACTGATAAAATGATATTAGTGACGCTAAAGTCAACATATTTAGCACCACTATATGTTGGAATAAATGTAATTATTCGGTGAATAATTAATATTCCTAAAAATACAACAATTACTTGCGCTATTACTTCCATGGAGAGTTCAATGCTGTGTTTTTCTTCATCAGCTTCAGGAACCAATCGTTGCAATGATTTATTAAATAATACTAAAGGCAATATTGCTAAAACAGCGTATTGCATTATATTCAATAATTCAACTTTTGATTCTTCGTCAAAATTAAAGACGTGTTTAAAAAATCCCGTTTTCCCATTGCTCTTTGTTAATTCTTCTAAGCTATCCATTATATATATACTTTTAAGAAAAGTATAACAAAAATATAAGAAAATATACTTTTAAGAAAAATATAACAAAAATATAAGAAAATATACTTTTAAGAAAAGTATAACAAAAATATAAGAAAATATACTTTTAAAAAAAGTATAACAAAATGCAAAATATAATATTTTTAATTTATTTTGATAATATTTATATAAAAATAAATTATAATTAGTTAATAATAACAATGGAATCGGCATCTTATTATCGAAGATTGGGATATGAAGAACACCAATATGTAGATCTCGTAAATAAAATTTTAAACGAAGGATTTTGGGAAGAAGGACGCAATGGAAGAACAAAGGCAATATTTGGGTACACAATGCGTTTTTCATTGAAAAATAATACAATTCCAATTTTTACAACAAAAAAAACAGCGTGGAAAACTTGCTTAAAGGAATTAATTTGGTTTATTCGTGGTGAAACTAACAATAGATTGTTGCAAGAACAAAATGTTCATATTTGGGACGGCAATACATCTCGTGAATTTTTGGATGGTGTTGGATTGCCATTATATGAGGAGGGAATTGCTGGTCCTATTTATGGATATCAATGGAGATATTTTAATGCAAAATATAATTGTATTACAGGTAAACCAATATATGAAAATTTTGAAGAAAATGATCGTGATATTAATAACATTGCTTTTAAAGGAATAGATCAATTACAATATATTATTGATTGTTTAAAAGATCCGGTAAAAAGAACAAGTCGTAGATTAATAATGACTGCTTGGAATCCGTGTCAATTGAATGAAATGGCATTGCCTCCTTGTCACGTGATGTGTCAATTTAATGTCTTAGACGGAAATAAATTATCTTGTGCTTTGTATCAACGAAGTAATGATGTGAGTTTAGGAACAAGTTTTAATGTAGCTAGTTATTCATTTTTGACGCATTTATTAGCTAAACACTGTGGGTTAATAGCTCACGAATTTATACATTTTATGGGCAATTGTCATATATATGAGGAACATATTGAACCAATGACTGAATTATCAAGTCGTGAGTTTCATCAATTCCCAAAAATAAATATAAAATGTATTAAAGAAAATATAAATGATTATGAAGTATCGGATTTTGAAATTATAGGATATCAATCGAATGATGTAATTAAAATGTCAATGGTTGCTTAAAATATAAATAAAATATAAATAAAATGTAAATAAAATGTAAATAAAATATAAATAAAATGTAAATAAAATGTATAAAAAATATAAATAATTAAATTATTTTTTATCAATGCGTATTTTTATTCAAAAACTTATTATTAAATAAATTATAATGAGTCGTAGAACAGCCCCAACAGCAGGAAGACAGCAAAGAGGTCCACAACCATCAATCAAGTCATCACAAGTATTTGCACCACAACCAACTCATAATTTAACCCAACAACAACAATTGAATGCTAAGAAACAATTACAACAACAACAATTACAACAGCAAATGAAATCATCATATCAATCTGAGTATCAAGAAGAATATGGAGAAAAAGAAACGGTTGGAAATATAACAAAAATGACTGTAGCGCAAGCAATTACACTAATTACTCTTAGATTAGGGTCAATTGAAACAAAATTAATGAATAATGATTTATCTTATTCTGGAGGTGAAAATTCGTCAGTTTTATCTGATAGGTTGGATGCTTTAGAAACAAAAATTAATTTATCAACAAACATAGATTATAAACAACAAATAGACCATTTAACACAGGCAATTATACAATCTAAAAATTTATCGACGTCAATTGTAAAAGAAAATAAAGAATTAAAATCTCAGTTAGCACTATTAAAAAAAGAATTGTCTGATTCTAAGGAATTAATTGAAATGGTTAGAAAAATGGCAGTTAGCAATGAAACTAAAATATTGCAAATGTTAAATATGCCAGATGAATTACAAGTGGATAACAATTTAGAGGATGAAACGGTTATGAATTTATCTGATAGTGATCAAGAAATTGATGTTAAAGATGTATCAAACAATGAAAATGATGAAGAATTGCAAATTGAAAATAATGAACAAAAAAATACAATTTCATATTTTGAATAATTTTATATTTTGAATAATTTTATATTTTGAATAATTTAAATATAAAATTAATAATCATATTATATAATTCAATGTTTGAAGAGATTCCAAAAGAAAACGTAATCCAGCATTTAAAAAATGGCAATTTTCAACAATTATTAAATTATTTTTGCAAAGTGAAAGAAAATAATCTCATAATTAATTATTATTATTTTAAATATTTAGGCAATGCACAAACATATGAAATTTTTACAAATTTAGTTGTTGGATATATTGATAATATTTTGCAATTATTTGACAATTTTGATGTTCACGTTAGTATAAGTAAATTGTCAGTTATGGAAATTCATAAGCATGTCGGTTATATTCGCATCACCTCAGAGTTATTAAAAAATCGATATCATAATAAAATGGGAAAGTGTTTAATATATAATTATTCGCATATATTTTCTCAAATATATGATGTTATTGTTCCATTCATTGATCCTGATACACAAGAAAAAATAAAATTAGTTCCCAAGGAAAAAATTTGAAATTGCTAAATTCATTTTATGTATATCTTCTGAATATTTGAGTGCAATATAATTGATTACATCTGAACCAATTAATAATATTCCGGCATTGAATCCAATTTTTTTATCTAATTCGGTTAATTTAACTGTTCGAAAGTCATTAAAGCGATAAATTAAAAATAAACTAACATAAATTTTTAAAAATTGTTTCAAATAAGATAAATATTGAGGAGCAACTGTAGATAATCCAAATGATATTACAACATATAAAATAATTGTAATTATTTGTATTAAATCGACCAATCTATGTTGAAATATATGTATGTCTTTTGAAAGTGACATTATATTATATTATATTTTACCAAAAAAATAAAATATAATTATATACAAATGAATATTCACTCATATATCGATAATTCCACATTAGAAAGACAAATGATTACAAACATGCGAACATTTGAACGCATAATTCCTTCCCAACCTCTGCAACCTTATTTAGATGTTAGGCCTGCATCTACCAAGTATTCACTTTTGCCTGTAGTTGATCCACGGAAAGAAATAAATGTTCCATTAATACAACGCGCAACATATAATCAAAAATCAATTTACAATCCAGGTGATAATGCTCCTTGGTGTGGATACGCAAATAATGTAAATCAAGAAAGTTTATTAAGAAATCAAGTTTATGCTTTGCAGAAGTGTAGTCAATCAGTTTATATTCCTTCGAGTAAAAGTAGTTTATATGTTCATAAAACAACAAATAGCAATCCTGTTTCGCAAACTCATCCAAATTTATTTAAAGAGCAAACATTTTCTAATAAACCATTTCAGCATAAGCAACATATTGGGTATGCATTGTTTAATAATTCGACAAGATGTCAATTGAAAAATTTAACTAAATGAACAAATATTAAAAAAGAATATAATTAAAAAAGAATATAATTAAAAAAGAATATAAAGACAAAATATAATATTTAATGACTGCAACATTTTTATTTTATTCTTCCGAGAACATTTCAGGGTCATAATACTTGAATTTTTCAAAATTTTTAGGATGCCACAATTTCGCTATCAATTCTTCTTTTAAATTACTTTTTCTAAACCATTTCCTTAATTTATTGCGAATAAACATATCTTTATTAATCTCAAAACTATTATTTAATATTGATGTACCACACTTATTAAATATTGTTGGATTTGATTCTATTATTTCAAATGTTATATTGGGGTTTATACTGAAGAAATTATAATTCCATTTTATATGTGGATTTGATTTAATAATTTCCCAAGTGATGTTTTTATGAGAACTTATAACTTCCCAATTCCAAGGTTTATCTAGATGCATATTTATAATATCAATTGTTAAATCTTTATGATTACTAAGTTCATCCCATTCCCATGGATAATCTAAATTTGCATTAATTATATCAAAATTTATATTCGGATTATGTGCAATTCCTTTCCAATCCCAATCATATTGACTACCTACATGACTTGTTATAAATTCCCAAGTTATTTTTTTGCTTTGACTAATATGATACCAAGATAACATTATTTTTTCTCTAAATTTATGCAAAATTGTAATTCCGTCATTACCAATTTCAATAATATTATCAATTATATTTTGATTAATACTTATAGACATCCAATCCCAATCTTTGTCATAGTGATTAAGTAAAAATTCTAAAGTTAAATGTGGATTCCATGACACAGTAATCCAATTCCAATCTTTATCTATATTATCCTCTATATCTTTTAATTTTATATTTGGGTTCATACCAATATTACCATATTCCCATTTATTATTTGGATGTTCACAAATAATTTTCCATGTTATATTTTCATTTAGACTGACATAATACCAATCCCACGGATAATCAGGATGTTCGCAAATATTTTTCCACGTTATTGATTTGTTGCAACTTACTTGTTCGCTTTCCCACAAACACGAATATTTCGAGTCATTTGAATATTTTTTTATCAAATTAATTGATATATTTGAATTTTTACTCAAATGATAAGTACACCACGGATTCATTGTTGGCATCAATTTTAATATATTTAAATACCAATACTCACTCCATTCTTCAAAAATATCATCATATAATTTGTTCATATTTGTGTTCATATTCGTATTTATATTTTATAAATATTAATAAAATTTTATTTTTTTCAATTTTTATTATTCGTATTTTTAGACAAAATATATTGTATAAATTAATTATGAAAATGGATAGTAACGATATTATTAACCAAATTACATTAAATTGTCTTATAAGCAAATCACAATTGATGAGAATCAATAATACAAAAATTAAAAAAAATTTAAATGTGGAAAGAAATAAAAAAATAAAAAAATATAAATCACAGTTAATCGAATTGTTTGAAAATTTATTAAATAAAAATGAATTGTTTGACGACGATGTTCAACATTCATATACCCAATTTATAGATAAATGTATTATACATTTAGACAAACAATGCGAAAATACAAATTCTATAAATAATGAATATGAAAATGTAAAAAATGAATATGAAAATGTAAAAAATGAATATGAAAATGTAAAAAATGAAGATACAAATGATCAAAATATAAAAAATGATCAAAATGTAAAAAATGAAGATGAATTAAATAAAAAAATTTATAATATGATGAATGAATGTTACAATGAAAGATATCATGAAATGGTTATTGGTGAATGCGAAGAAAATTTAGAAGAAAAATGTTGTGAAGATGATGAAAATGAAAATGATGAAGATGATGAGTATTGATAAATAATTTATTAAAAAATATTATAAAATATTATTATAATATGAATAATAAATTATTTACTAGAAAAAAGAAAAAAAATTTAAGAAAAAAATATTTTTTTTCTAAAAAAAATAAAAAAATAATAACTGGAGGTAA